TAGCTGAAAATTTCAGATCTAGAGTTGAACTTGGAGAAACATCTTCGGATGCTTCTGCTATAGATCTTTGGTTATTTTTTGCTAAAGCTACACAATGGCCATTGGATGGTGGGTCTGAAGTAAGACCAAATCCAATTGATAACCAAAAAGAAGCATTTGATATTTATGATCAAATAATTGGACTAAAGAAAATCAGTTCTTCTAACATTAGAGCAGTTATTAGAAATAATGTTTGGGAAAGTGGTAAAATTTACGATGCATATAGGGATGACTATGGTTCTAAGGTATTAGGATCTGTTAATGGAGAATTAGTATCGACAGTTAGTGCTGAAACTAAACTCTATGAAACTTCATTTTACGTAGTAAACGATCAGTTTAGAGTTTACAAGTGCATTTCAAATAATGAAGGTGCTGCATCTACAGTACAACCATCAACAATCACCAGTGCTCCATTTACTTTATCTGATGGTTATATTTGGAAGTATATGTATAGCATAAATGCTAATGATTTTGAAAAATTTAAAACAGATGATTATATTCCAATTCCATTAAGTACTGAGACTAACAATCAATTACTTACAGATTCAATTTATAATATTGAAATTGAATCTGGAGGGACAGGTTATACTACTGGAGCTATATTTAATATTCAAGGAGATGGAGTTGGAGCACAAGCAACTATTACTTCTGTAGACGGTGCAGACGGTGCTATAACCGGGGTAAAGATTATCAATCCAGGTAATGGATACACATATGCACAATGTGCCCCACAAGGAGGAAATAATGCTATTCTTAGACCCATCATTTCTCCAAAAGAAAAAATTGCATTCTCTCCAGAATCAATTGCATTAGAGCTTGGAGCATATCGTCTTGCACTTAGTGCAGTTTTAGACAAAAATGATTTTGTGTTTGAAAATGATTTCAGAATTGTTGGTATAATTTATAATCCAACGATTAACTCTACTAATTCAGTTACTGCAATTGGAACTAAGAAATTAAAATTGGATGGAGCAATTTCAACTCAAATTCCAGACGATGCTGTAATTACTGGTTCAAATGGTGCAACTGGCACGTTTATTGAATATACAGAAGAAATAATTGGTGGAACAACTCAATATTTTATATACTTTACTCAAGAAAATATAGTAGGTCGTGGTATTAATAGTTCTGGTCAAAGATTAAGTTTTTCACCAGGAATGAATATTACTATTGAAAATGGTGCTAATGATATTTCTGCTACAATTTCTACTGATACAGATTCAGTATCAAACCCAGATATCTCAAGAGGTACTGGAGAAATCATCTACATAGATAATAGGGATGCGATTTCCCGAGCAGCAGACCAGACAGAAGATTTCAAAATTATTTTAGAGTTCTAAAATGCCCCAAACAACAAACCTGAACACTAGTCCATACTTTGAGGATTTCGATCCTAACGATAATTTTAATAAAGTTCTTTTTAAACCAGGGGTTCCCCTGCAAGCAAGAGAACTAACAGTATTGCAATCTATATTGCAAGATCAAATTGAAAAGCTTGGTTCTAGTATTTACCGAGAAGGTGCCATGGTTATTCCAGGGCAACCTTCATTTGACTTACAATATACTTCTGTTGCAATAGAAGATGAGTATTTTGGCATTCCATCTTCTTTGCTTGTTGATTTTATTGTCGGTCAAACAATTGTAGGACAAACATCAAATGTTAAAGCAAAAGTAGTAAATGCTATCACAGCAGAGCAATCTGAACGTAATTATACTACTTTGTTTATTAAATATATTAGTGGTGGAAATGATGTAACTTCATCTACATTTTTGGATGATGAAATTTTAATTGCCAATAACTCATTTAGTATTGGATCTACAGTAATTCAAGAAAATACTGATTTTGCTAAATGTATTAGTGTAAATGCAACTGGTATTGGATCTTCTGCAAAAATTACTCCTGGAATTTATTTTATCAAAGGTTTCTTTGTAACTGTTGCTGAGCAAGAAATTATTCTTGATCAATTTAATACAACACCTTCATATAGAATTGGATTAGAAGTAATTGAAAATATTGTAACTTCAGAAGATGATGAAAGATTAAATGATCCTTCTCAAGGATTTTCTAATTTTGCTGCGCCTGGGGCAGATAGATTAAAATTAGAAACAAAACTAATTAAAAAAAGATTAGATGATACTACTAGTAGTGATTTTATTGAATTAATTAGATTAAAAAATGGAGAAATTGTTGAGATTATTATTGACGAAAAGGCACAACTTTCTAGAACTCTAGAAGATACGTTAGCAAGAAGAACTTATGATGAGTCTGGAAATTATGAAGTAAAACCATATAAATTTAGTAAGGATGAGTGTTTAAATGATGGTACAAATAATGGTATATTTAAATTTGGAGAACTAACAAATCAAGGAAGAACTCCATCAAAAGATTTATTTGAAATTAACATTAGTCCAGGAAAGGCATACGTTCTTGGATATGAAATCAGCAATCTTGCAACAACTTATGTTGATGTAGAAAAGGCAAGAACAACTACTATTGAAAAGGATGTATTTACTAATCTTGATGGTAGAGGGTATGAATTTAATATTGGAACCACGATTCCAACATATACTAATTTAACCTCAGCATATACAAATAAAGTTGTTGTGTTGGAAGATGGTGGAGTTGTAGTCGGATATGCAATATTTGTAGGATATGAAAATAAAAATGATCAAACATCTGATGGAATTATTAGAGTTGCTGGAATTAAATTTATAAATGAAACTAAAAGGATTTCTGATGTAGATGCAATTGTAATAAATCCTGCTACATTAGATTATGAATCAAATTCTAGAACTGGTGGACAAAGTTTAGCAGTTACTTCAACTTCAGGATCATCAAAACCATATTTCTTCAGAGCTTGGTCGGAAACTGTTTTAAAATCTTTAGAAGGTTTATCAGTTTATAATGTTTTAGGTTCTGCTGATTCATCCGTTGTTAATGGTGAATTTACAGTAAATGTACCATTTACTTCTACAAATCCAACCGATTATACTGTAATTACTAATCTTAATACAAATGTAAGTATTAATACTGTTACTCCTAATGTATCTGCCGGAACTGCAAGTTTTACATTATCTAATAATACCGTAAGTAACTGTGTAGTATTTGGACCCCAATCATATGGATCTCCAACTTTAAAACTTTCTTCATTGAAGAAAATGAAAGTTTTAAAGTTACAATCTATTGGAACAGATAATTCTAAGTATGATATAAACTCTACAGAACTTTCTTTAGGTGCAACTAGAGTTACCAATGTTCGTGGTATATTTGCAGCATCAAGTTCTGCACCAAAAGAAGAAGTAATTCCAAATTTTGATGTTACAATTTCTACTGGTAATTTTATTGCAGGTGAAATTATAGAAGGTTCTGTTAGTGGTGCTAAGGGAAGATTTATTGAAATTGTTGGCGGTAAATTATATTTTGTATATGAAACTGATGCTAATTTTATTGCAAATGAAACTGTAACTGGATATCTCAGCAATTCTACTGGTATTATTAATGTAACTTCTAATCCAATCTTTAATGGACTAGTAAACATTAAGCAAAGATATACATTAGAAGATGGTCAAACTACTCAAACTTTTGAGTATTCTTCTTTGAGAAAGACAAATACAAGTTCTTCAATTGCAAGCACTGATGTGTTGTGGGTAATTGTAGATCATTTAGAAGATACTCCAGCAAGTGCAAATACTGGTCTTTATTACACCGTAGATTCATATATTGATTGTGACATAGAAGAAGTTCCTAGCTTCTTCTATGGAAGTAATGCTAATAGTGATGAGTATTATATAACAGATACAATTGATTTCAGAATAAACCAATCAAATTTATTTACTACATCTAGTACTGGTTCTGTTTCCTCTCCATACACCTTAGATAGTGCAAAACTAACAGATTTTGTAGATGTAAATAATTTTGCTAATCAAAATTATATTTTAAATCAATTCAAATTACCTGCCGGATATGCAAAGATTGATAAATTAGAATATTATTTGGCACGATTTGATCAATTATATCTTGATCAAAATGGAGAGTTTATTCTTAAGAAAGGTGCTCCAAGCATTCAAGCAAAAGCACCAGCAGAGACTGTGAAAAATGCTATGAAGGTAATGGAAATTTCCATTCCTCCATATACTAGAAATCTCAATGACGTTGGATTTTCTAGAGTTAATAACAAACGCTATACAATGCGTGATATTGGAAGACTTGAAGAACGTTTAGAGAGTGTAGAATATTACACACAATTGAGTTTGTTAGAAACCGATACTAGTAATCTCTTTATTTCTGATGCCAATGGATTAAATCGTTTGAAAAATGGATTCATTGTAGATAATTTTACTTCTCATGATATTGGCGATACAACTCATCCAGCATATAAATGTGCTATCGATAGTGCTGAAGGACATTTAAGACCAAGGCATTACACTACTAATGTAAGTCTTAGATACGAAGAAACCCCAACAAATTATTTAACTAAAGGTGGTCAAATACTTTTAAATTATGATCACGAAGAATTGATTGATCAACCATTTGCGTCTGGAGTAGAAAATATCAACCCATTTGCAGTTGTATCCTGGGTTGGAACTTTAGTTGCAAGTCCTGCAGTTGATGACTGGGTAGAAGAAAATCGCCTTCCAGATAACCTTACAGAAATTGAAGGTGATTACAATGCAATGGTACAGGCATTAAATGTCGATGAAACCACAGGGTTTGCTCCAACAGAATGGGGTGCATGGCAGACTCAGTGGAGTTCCAGAAGACTCACTGGCGGTTGGTGGTGGAGCAACTGGTGGTGGTGGTGGGGATGGGGATGGTGGGGTCGCTGGTGGTGGCGTAGAGAAGAAGTCACCAGCTTCCAAACCAGAACTGGTGTTCGTACTAGAGTAACACCAAGAGTTGATAGAACTGTATTGGGCGATAGAGTAGTTGATACTAAGTATGCTCATTGGAAGAGATCTAGAAATGTTAAGATTACTGCTACTCTGTTAAAGCCTGGAGTAGAAGTATTCCCATTCTTGGATGGCAGATCAATTTCTGCATACACTACTCCAAAATTAGTTAAGGTTTCTATGCAAGGCAGTTCACCATTCCAAGTTGGTGAAGAAGTTATTGTTACTGGAAACGTTGATACTACAGGCAGAAGATTTAGAGCACTTGTTGCTGATCCTAAAGATTATCCAGATCGTATACTTGAAATTGACCCATATACTAATGAAGATTTACCAGATAACTATACTGCATCTACAACTATATTAAATTTAAATATTGACAGTATGAATGAACTTGGAACTTCTACATTTGGTGGATATTTAATTCCAGGGGATAGATTGTTTGGAGAAACTAGTGGAGCACAAGCAATTGTTGATGAAAAACGATTGATTGCAGATGATACTGGTGCGTTTATTGCTTCATTCTTTATTCCAGATCCTAACATTGATGGTAACCCAAGATGGAAGGTTGGGGAATCCATGGTTAGAGTAACTGATAGTGCAGAAAATTCTCAGATCGATGGCGTTGTTGATAGTTCGGCAGAAACTACTTATAGTGCAAGTGGAACCATTTTAGATAAACAAACTGATGTATTACTTCAAAGAAATGCAGAAGTTGTAAGAGATACTGTAACAGAGTCTAGAACAATTAGAACTACTAGGATTGTTCAACGAAGAAGATTCTGGAGAGACCCTTTGGCTCAATCTTTCTTAGTAGAACCAGAAGGTGGCGCATTTATTAGTAAGATTGATATTTGGTTCCAGACAAGAGATCAAGAACTTCCAGTAACAATGGAAATTCGTGAAATGGTTAATGGTTATCCAGGACAGACCATTCTTGGTGAAATTACATTAACTCCAGATAAAGTTAATGTTTCAGACGATGCTAGTGTTGCAACTACTTTTGAGTTTGACAGTCCAGTTTATGTGAAAGATTTCCAAGAGTATTGTTTTGTTCTTCTTAGTTCGTCCATTGATTATAAAGTTTGGATTTCTGAAATGGGTAAAGTTGATTTAGATGGAAATAGAATTTCATCACAACCATATGCTGGTGTTCTGTTTAAATCTCAAAATGCTTCAACTTGGACTGCAAATCAACTTCAAGATTTGAAATTTAAAATCTATCGTGCAGAATTTGATATTTCAGAAACTCCTGTAATTAAATATGTTAATGCCAATGAAAAAGGCGTACAATCAGATAGATTAAGAACTGATCCTATAAATTTATCTGCATTAAATGGTACAAATTACATTAAAGTCATTCACCCAAATCACGGAATGCATGATCCTGCATCATCAGTAAGAATTACTGGAGTTTCTACTGAACAATGGGCAGATTTGTACTCAGATTTTGCTGGTAGCGGATCCATTACTCTTAAAGGTAATAAAACTACATTTGAATCTTTAGATAATATTAAAGGTGTAGCAGTATCTCAAAGTAATCCTGCATATTTAAGAATTGGAGCATGTATTTACACATTTGATCCAAACACAGGTGTAAGTGTAAATGGTGCAAATAATGAATATACTATTACATTACTCGATAAGGTTGCAGGTATTGTTCCTACCGGTGGGTTTAGATCCGATGATGATTGGAAAGTTGAGTACTATGTAATCGATGGTGTACCACTCACTGAAATTAATAAAACACATAGTAATTTACGATGGATTACATTTGATGCATATCATATATTAGTTGATATTACTAGAAATAGTAGTTCAAATATTACTTTTGGTGGACAAAATGTATTTGCAACTAAGAATGTTATGTATAATCAAGTTCATCCACAAGTTGGTGTAATTGAACTTCCAGGAACAAACGTAGAAGCTGAATATAAAGCAACCAGCGGCACTTCTTTAGGAACTTCAAAATACTCGGATCCAACTTCTAGTGAAACTTTGACTGAACTTTCATATGTAAGAGATTCCGAATTTATTGCAGTAACATTAAATGAAGATAACTGGTTCCCAGTTTCTAAATTGATTGCATCTAGTATAAATGAAACTAATCAGATGCAAAATAATAAATCTGCAAACTTATATTTAAAGTTGAGCAGCACAAAATCAAATCTTTCTCCAGTAATTGATACGGAAAGAGTAAGTTTAATTACAACTTCAAGTAGAATTGCTGACTTTGATGGTGATGTTAGTAAAAAGTTCTTTGTAAATCCAATTCCAGCAACTGCTACTTTAAGCTTAACCAATGTTTCTGCCGGAGCATTGACTGGTACTGCCCAGATTACTAATATTGGATCTGGTTATAGTGCTGCAAATCCACCAACAATTTCAATCGTACCCGATCCATCAGAACCAGTTACACCAACTGGTGGGACAGCAACTCCAATTATTTTGGATGGAAAGATTGCAAAAATTACAGTTTCTGGGGGATCTGATTATACTTTAGCACCAACTCTATCAATTCCAGCACCTGCTGAAAATTATGTTGATATTGGTTCTGAACCACTTCAAGATTTTAATCCTGCAAGTTACGTAACAAAATTAGTAACCTTGGCAAATGCTTGTACAGGTTTGAGAATTGAATTTGCTGCATTTAATCCTGGAGTTTCTCCGACAGATAGTGATGTAGGATTCCAATCAAATATTATTGCGAGAACTGATATTGATGTATATGTTAAAACATTTAGCGGAGAAGAGTCTGTTCCACTTCTTACTGAATGGACTGAGTTACCAAATAATCAAACTAGATCGGAAAGTAGGTTTATTGATTATAAGTATAATTTTGATATTACTGAAGATGGTGCAAAACCAAATGCATCATTTACTCAATTCCAAATCAAAATTCGCCTGAGAGGTAGGAATCAGGCAATTGTTCCTCTTATTAAAGATTTAAGATGTATCGCTCTGGCTTAATTAGAGTAGAGGGTCACGATGATTTACAACGTGACCCTAATACTAATGCAATTTTACATACTAATCAAACTGAATATGAAAAATATATAAATGCTCGTAATGCAAAAAGAAATTTAGATAATAAAGTTGAACAAAATAGTAAGGAGTTATCTGAAATAAAAACAGAACTTCAAACTATAAAAGAGTTATTACTTAAATTAACAAATCAATAAATAGTTAATGATAGGAAGGTAGGTATAGAATGTCGGCGGTTCCCGTACAACTAACAATTTTTAGAGGGTCTGATTTTACTGTAGACTTGACAGTCAGACAATATACTGGTCAGGCATTACCTTTAACTGGTTATACTGTAACCGCTTTTATGGCAAGAAATTACACCACTAATGTGAAATATGATTTACACCCTACTGTAGAAAATCCAGCAAATGGAACAATTACATTGAATGTCAAAGATGCAATATCTTTAACATTGTTGGGAGGTTCTCTTTCGGGTGATTATGCAATTGGAGAAACTATCACTGGATTAACTAGTGGATCTACTGCAAAAGTAATTAGTTGGAATGGAAGTAATAATTTAAAAATAGCATCTATGAGTGGTGACTTTATTGATGGTGAAACTATTAAAGGATCTGTTAGTTCAGCAAATTATGTATTAAATTCTGGATCAAATATAACTAAATCTACCACATCATTGGATTTCAAATCTGGAAGATATGTTTATGACATTTTCATCGAAAGTGGTCTTGGGGTGAAAGATAAAGTAATTACTGGTATTATAACTGTAGAACCGTCAGTACTATGAATTACACAGTAAAAGTAAATATAGGCAACAAAAGAAGAATAATAACTCAAAATCCAAGAATTATTAGTTCTATAGATGTTTCTTCTGGTGCTCAAGCACTTTCTTCGTTTTCAGATGTTGATATTTCTAATAGACAAGATGGATATGTTTTAATGTGGAATTCAATTTTGGGAGTACATCAATATGTACCTCCATTTGATGTAGTAGACCGTAGTGATAGCGATAATCCCGTTTTAGACGGTGATGGAGCTATTGATTACGGAACTTTTTAATATAAATAAATAAAAATAGGAAATTTATCAATTAAGTAAATGGCAGCACCACGCTTAAGACTTCGCAGGGGTTCTTCAACTCCAGTAGGAAACGTAACAACAGCATTATCAGGTGAACCATTTGTAGATACTACAAATGATAATTTTTATATTGCTGATAGTGCTAGCACATTCATTCACGTAGGTGGTACAACATACACCTCACGAGTTGATGAATTTTTAACAGCAGCTACTGCATCAGATGGCGGTGTTGTTACTCTTACCGAGAATACTACTAACGGTACAGATACGGTTACTCTGAAAGCACCTGCTTCGGTAACTACTTCCTATGGATTAACTTTCCCAGCTGCAAAACCAGGATCAACTGGTGCATATTTACTTGAGTACGATCAAGCAACAGAACAACTTTCGTTTGTAACTTCAGGTGCTGGAGAAACGATTGAAACTACAACAAGTGATGTTGATGCATCATTCTATCTGACTTTTGTTGATTCTGACAATAACACAACAGCATCAGAAACTGTATTCACTGATGGTGAACTTTCATACAATCCAAATACTAATATTTTAACAGTAAGTGGTGAAGTTGACGCAGCATCTATTGATGTTGGTTCCACTGGTATTGATATTGCAGGTTCAACATCAGGAACCGTAACTCTCGTAACTGCAGCAGCAGCAGGAACCACAACAATCACTCTTCCTGCAACTACTGGTACTGTAGTAACCACTGGTGATACTGGTACAGTTACCAGTACAATGATTGCCGATGGAACCATTGTAAACGCAGATATTAATGCTTCTGCTGCAATTGAGTTTTCAAAATTAGAAGCATTAACTGATGGAAATATCTTAATTGGTAATGCATCCAACGTTGCAACTTCTGTTGCTACTTCTGGTGACGTTACGCTTTCCAATGCTGGTGTATTTGGTATTGCTACTGGAGCAATTGTTAATGCCGATGTCAACGCAGCTGCTGCAATTGATTTCTCAAAATTAGCAGCATTAACTGCAGGAAATATTCTTGTTGGTAATGCATCAAACGTTGCTACTTCAGTAACTGCTTCCGGTGATGTTACAATTACTGATGCTGGTGTTTTCTCAGTTAATAGTGTTCAAGCAAATTCGGTTGCTCTTGGTACTGATACGACTGGCAATTATGTTGCTTCGATTACAGCTGGCGCTGGTTTAACTGGTAGTGCTGCTAGCGAAGGTTCTACTCCAACTTTAGATGTTGGTGCTGGTGAAGGTATTGCCGTAAATGCAGATACCGTACAAATCAAAAATGCTGCAAACTTTAGTAATAATACAGTATTAAAGTGGGATAACACTAACGAGCAGTTTGTCAATTCTATCATCACAGATGATGGATCAACCGTAGTTGTTACTGGCAACTTAACAGTTAACGGTACTACAACTACAGTTAACACAACAAATACCGTAGTTTCCGACACTTTGCTTGAATTAGCAAATGGTACTACTGCTGCTACTTCTGATGCTGGTTTAATTATTGAGCGTGGAACTACAGGTGATAACGTCTTCATTGGTTTTGATGAAGGAGTTGATCTGTTTGTTGCTGGTACAACAACAATTACTGGTAGTGGTACTGATGCAGGAGCAACACCAATTGGATTCTTATCACTTCAGTATCTTGTAAATGATGATTCTGTTAGCGGTGGATCTGCTGGCAATCAAGCAGTTATCGGATACCTTGCTGCTGGTGCTGCCCCTGACGGTGTAACTGCTGGTAGATATTTACAAAACATCACAGTTGATGCTGGCACATATTGATAAATAGATTAGATGATTAATGCATTATGAATGATATTCAAGTAGATTATCCGACTTTGGTTGAGGTTATGACGCAAGAAATTAACAACAACCAAAGTCAAATTGTGGCGTTAAAAGCAAGATTGAAAGCATATGACGCTGCTCTTACAGAAGCTTTAGATAAAGTCTCTGTATTAGAGGGAAAAACAAAAACAACATCCCGTAAAAAATCTGTAGATACAGATGGGGATGCTGGTACTTACTAACCTACATAGGTAACTTAAAATGGCAGAACCGAAGATCCGACTAAGGAGGTCGGCTACTGCTGGGAATATACCCAGTACTAGTCAACTCGCTTTAGGTGAAGTAGCTATAAACACCAATGATGGTAAACTCTTTTTAAAGAGAGACCAGAATGGCACAGAAAGAATTGTTGATGTAACTGCTCCACTAGAAGCAAACGAACCAATGGGGCATAATGATGCCTCGGAGAGCACGATTTCATTCAACAATACTACAAGAGTATTTTCAATAGCACCGGCATCTAGTAGGTTTGACGTATGGTGTCAAGGTATTAGGTTTGCATACACTTCAGCGCAAACAACCACGATACCAAACAGTGTAGGTTTATATTATATTTACTTTGATGGTAACGGAGTTCTTCAAAATAAAGCAGCATCATCT